ATTCAAAAAATATTATATAATTTATTTTATGATGTTTTAAATATAGAATTTAATCTTTGGCCTTGGATTCGTAATATGTGTAAGTATGGTGATTTCTTTCTTAAATTAGAAATTGCTGAAAAGTTTGGGGTTTATAATGTTATCCCATACACTGCATACCATATCGAAAGACAAGAAGGATATGATCAAGATAATCCCGCATCAGTAAGATTCAGATTTGATCCTGAAGGTGTATCCGCATCTAGCTATGGTTATTATGATGTCCCAGGTAATAATACTCAAGCAAATTCTTTATTATTTGATAATTATGAGATAGCTCACTTTCGTTTATTAACAGATACAAACTTTTTACCTTATGGTAGAAGTTATTTAGAACCTGCTCGTAAGTTGTTTAAACAATATACATTAATGGAAGATGCTATGTTAATTCATAGAATTGTACGTGCACCTGAAAAACGTATCTTTAAAATTAATGTTGGTAATATTGCCCCTGCAGAAGTAGAAAACTTTATGCAGAAGACAATCTCTAAAATGAAACGTACCCCATACATTGATCAAAATACTGGAGATTATAACCTAAAATATAACATGCAAAACCTACTTGAGGATTTCTATATCCCAGTTCGAGGTAATGATCAAGCAACAGCTATAGATACTCTAGGAGGTTTACAATATGATGGAATTACTGATGTAGAATATTTAAGAGATAAATTATTTGCAGCACTTAAAGTACCAAAAGCTTTTTTAGGGTATGAGAAAGATTTAACAGGTAAAGCAACCTTAGCTGCTGAAGACATTAGATTTGCTCGTACTATTGAACGCATTCAAAGAATAATTGTTTCTGAACTTAATAAAATTGCTTTAGTTCATTTATATTCCCAAGGGTATAAAGATGAAAACCTATCCAATTTTACACTTTCACTAACCACCCCTTCTATCATTTATGACCAAGAAAGAGTAGCATTAATGAAAGAAAAAATGGATTTAGCTTCTCAAATGATGGAACAAAAATTATTCCCAACCGATTTTATCTATGATCATCTATTCCATATGAGTGAAGACCAATATGATGAATATAGAGATCTAATTAGAGAAGATGCTAAACGTAAATTTAGAATAACCCAAATTGAAAATGAAGGGAATGATCCTTTAGAAACAGGCAAATCCTATGGTACCCCACATGACTTAGCTACATTATATGGCAAAGAAAGAATGTACTCTGAACCAGGTAATGTCCCAGATGGATATAATACAGATGATAAAAAACCATTAGGCCGCCCACAAGAAAAAGTATCTGGAAGAAACACCCAAAACAACGCCTTTGGTAAAGATAGAATAGGTAGTTTAGGAATGAAAAAAGACAATGATTCTTCTGATTCAGTTAAACCTCAATATAAAGGTGGATCACCTTTATCTCTTAAAGAAAAAGCAATGCTTGAAAAAATACCATCAAAAAAGAGATTAGTATTTGAAAATGATAAGAAGGAAGGATCAATGTTGGATGAAGATCAAATACGAGAATAATATTTTTCCATATATTTATAAATAAACATTACTATAGAATGAAAATTAAACATTCGAAGTACAAAAACACTGGAATTCTTTTTGAACTGTTAGTTAGACAAATTACCTCTGATACACTTGAGGGAAAAGATTCATCTATTAAAAGTCTCTTAAAGAAATATTTTGTTAAAACTGAGTTAGGTAAAGAGTATAAACTATATGAAACTTTACTTAACAAAACTAGTATAACAGAAACTAAAGCAGAAATAATAGTTAATACTTTGATTGAATCTTCTAAAACTCTTAATAGAAGGTTAATCAAAAAACAAAAATATAATTTAATTAATGAAATAAAAGAACATTATAATATTAATGAATTCTTTAACCATAAATTACCTCATTATAAGGTACATGCTGCTTTTTACACCCTATTAGAAATCCACAATTCAGATAAAGTTATTAATCCTGAGCATATTATTAACAATAAAATAACTATTCTAGAGCATTTAACTGCTGCTCCTATCAAGGAAAAATCTGTTAGAAATCAAGTTTTAGAAGAACTTAGTAAAGAAGATAAAGAAGTTAAAATGTTAACATATAGAATTCTTCTTGAAAAGTTTAATGGGAAATATGAAAATTTCTCTTCTTCCCAAAAAGAAATCTTAAAAGAACTTTTATATTCTATTGATAATAAACCTCGTTTAAAGGAATTTTATATTTTTAAATCTAACGAGATTAAAAATGAACTTATAAGTTTAACTAAAAACGTAACTGATAAAACTACCCAAATAAAATTAAATGAAGTAGTAAATTTGTTAGATGTTAAACCTTCAAACAAAATAACAGATGATAACTTAGTTAACCTACTTCAATATTGCGATTTAGTTAATGAATTAGAGATAGCAAATGAAGCAGTTTAAAGAAGAAATACTATCTACTTTTAAATCATTAAAAGAAGCTGAAGATTTTATCACTACAAAAACTAGTGAGGATCCAAAAACACAATCTATATCTTGGGATGTTGATTATACTCCAAACCTTAAAAAACTTTATACTGATATAGATAACATAACTACCAAATTAAATAAATTATATAAACTCACTAAAACCCCCGAATCAGAATCTTTATTAAAATTAGGTAAATCTTTACGAAACAGATTTTCTAGACTATTAACCAAATACCCAGATCTAAAAGAACAATCATCCACATCTCAAGGAGGAGCTTCTTTTACTTCTGGAACAGGGGCACAGTATGCTACTCCTAAAGCGTTTAACAAAAATACTAATTCTAAAGGAACTAAAAATATTTATTACTATAAATTAGGATGGAAACCTGTCCCTAAAAAAATAAAAGGATCAGGGATAGAAGTTAAAAAATTATACGAGGGAGAAGCTAAAGATTTTCAACAAGAAAGAATTAATATATTTGACAAAATTGAAAATGAACTTAATAGTTTATCCCCACTAATTTCCAACGCTAAAAACGCTACTATAGAATACTACAACGAAAACCCAGGCTCTTATGCCATTATTAGATCAACAGATTTAATTTTAGACTATATAAAAGACATTAAACAACTACTTAAAGGAGAAGAAGAATGAAAACCTTACAAGACCAATATAAATTAATTAAAGAAGGTAAAGGACACAAAGGTGTGTTTTTGAAGGAAGCAAAACAAATGTTTCCTAATTATATTCGTAATGCAGCTACATTTGAAGAAGCATCTAATATTCTAAAGGATAAAAACGTTATTAGTGAAAATTTAGTTGGTATAGAACCAATTAATACTATTTCACGTAAAAAAGAATCTTATGAAACTGCCTTTGAAAACTTCTTAAAGGAAGCTCGTAAAAAAAATGATAACGATCCTAACGCTGAAATTAAAAAAGTTTCTCAACAAGTAGAAGATAAACTTAAACATAACTTTGATCGTACAGATAAGAAAAACCCAGATAATCAAATCTTTGGTGAGATTATGAAAGGATATTACTGTGAGATGAAAGACCCTAAAAATGCAGATAAAACTGAAGAACAACTACGTGATATTGTTCTTAAAAATTTAGCTAAAGATCCAATTTACTATACTAAAAATGGTATGTTTGGTGAAAAAGGTGTAGGTGTTGAAATGGATGTACCTGGTCTTGGAGAACCAAAAGAACCAAAAGGTAAATACAAATCAAGTGGATATGGTGATTTAAAAGAAGGTAAGTATACTTATGTTTTATTAGATAAGGGTGAGGAAGTTATTGATGTTGAGGCTAAGGATATAGATGAAGCAGGCGATATAGTAAGAAGAGATTATGGTGGTACTGACCCTATGTTAATTGCTATAAATGATAAGAAACTTCCAAAAAGTTTTGGTGGTATTGAACCTAGAGCTAATAAAGAATATAATTTGGAAGAATCAAAACTCCGTAAAGTGATCAACTCAATGATCAAACAAGAACTCATCTCAGAAAATAAAAAATATCAAAAAACCATTAAAGAAATTGAAAAAGCCGCTAAATTAGCTGAGATTACATCCAAAATGGAAGCTTTAGATAAAGCCATCGAAGAAAAAAATTCACGACTAAACTCAATTGAGGAAAGTGAAGAAATGAAAGAATTGGTTGATAAAAATGCAATGAAAGAACTTAAAAAAGAGGTTAAACTTCTTGAAAGCTATAAAAGTAAAGTTTTGAAAATGTATGAAAAACTTACCAAAACTAAAACTACAAAGAAAGAAATCATTGATGAAGATGAAGTACTATCAGAAGCCCCATCTGTTGATTCTGAGAAACTTAATACAACCTTTAAAGATTTAGACCCAACCGTTGAAAAGGTAAAAAAAAATTTAGAAGATATGTCTAAACTAAAGCTTGAAGAAGATGAAAATATTGATATTGCAGGTATTATTTCAAAGAAATACCCAAATATATCTAATGAAGATATAAAATCTTTCATTGATATGCATTCCCAAGATATCAATGCCGAAGAAGATGTAATGGATGAATTTGAAGAATTCTTAACAGTAAACCCAGAAATTTTAAACCTTGATAAAGGTGAAAACGAACTCCCTCAAGAAATCATCAACCAAATAATTCCAATGTATGCGGAAGAAGGAATGGAAATAGAAGATATAGCATCTATGTACCCTGAAATGTACAATGAAGTTGTTGAGTTTTTAGAAGGGTATGATTTAGGACTTGATTACGATATATAATGAATAAACCACTTTTAATAGAAACCCAATTATTTGAACCTACAAAGGTTTCCTTAACTGAAGGAAAATCTGAAAGAGGTAACCCAATTGTTGAAGGTCTTTTAGCAACCGCTGAAGTCAAAAATGGAAACGGGAGATACTACTCAGAACAACTTTGGAAGAGAGAGATAGACAAATACATGGAGTCTGTTAAAGAAAACAGAGCTCTAGGAGAATTAGACCACCCTGAATCCTCTATTATTAACCTAAAAAATGTATCCCATAATATTACAGAAATCTGGTGGGATGGGGATAAAATAATGGGTAAAATAGAGATCCTCCCAACTCCATCAGGAAATATACTTAAAGCACTTTTTGATAGTGGTATTAAAGTTGGAGTATCATCTCGTGGGATGGGTTCATTAAAAGAAAATAATGGTGTGTTAGAAGTCCAAGATGATTTTGATCTATTATGTTGGGATTTTGTTTCAACACCTTCTAACCCAGGATCATGGATGTCTCCACTTAGAGAAGGAATTGATTACTCTAATTTACCTAACCCATACAAAAACGTTCAAAGTATTATAACAGATATACTTTGTTCACAAGGCAATTGTCCTATATTTTAATACCCTAGATATTTTATTATAAATAAGGTTGAACAAAAGTTCAACCTTCTTTTTTTTTTCTTTTACATTTTAAAATAATATTGTGTATTTATTACACGAATATGCTATCCCTTATATAGCATGATAACTAATTAATTCTATTACGTTTCTCAATAAACGTATTTCCCAAACAAAATAAAATTTTAGGAAAAATGGCAACAAACAGAGATTTGCTTAAAGAAGCAATCGCAGATGCTAAAGCTGTAAAAGAAATGGCTATTGCAAATGCAAAAGCAGCTCTAGAAGAATCCTTTACTCCACACCTAAAATCTATGCTTGCTACTAAACTTCAAGAAATGGAAGAAATTGATGAAGAAGTAGAAGAAATAGAAGAAGGTGAAATGGCAATGTATGATGAAGATGATACAGAACCTATGATGGAAGAAGAAGATTTTGAAGAGCTAGATCTTGAAGAACTACTTTCAGAACTAAATGAAGCCGAAGATGAAGAAGACATGGAAGATGAAGCTGAAGAAGCTGATGAAGACATGGAATCAGAAACTGAGGAAGAAACAATGGATCTGGAAGATATGTCTGAAGAAGATTTAAAATCATTCATCGAAGATGTAATCGCTGATATGGTTGAAGCTGGTGAATTAGAAGCTGGTGAAGACATGGAAGGTGAAGACATGGAAGATGAAGAAATGGAAACAGAAGAAGAGGAAGAAGAAGAAGAAGAAGTAAACATCGATGAACTTCTAGCTGAAATTGATTCTATGGATGAAACATATCATGATGATGATATGATGAAAGAAGTTGAAAACTTAGATGAAGTATCAGTTGTAGGTGATGTTACACCTGACCAAATTCCTTATATTATCGCGGGTATTGCATCTGTAATAGGATTGGCTTCATCTAGCTCTTGGCTCCCTAAAGTAAAAGAGTGGTTTAGAACCAATAAAGGAGAAGAAATAAGTGATGTTGAAGCTAAAAACATTGTAGATAAAGGAATAGACATTGCAGGAAAAGAAGGTGTAGAAGATCTTAACCCTAAAACACCTACAGAACTTGATGAAGCTTATTCAACTATTAAAACTCTTCGTTCTGAATTAAATGAAGTTAATTTGTTAAATGCTAAATTGCTTTACACAAATAAAATCTTCAAAGGTAAAAACTTGACTGAAAGTCAAAAATTAAAAGTACTAAACAGCTTTGATAAAACTACTACAGTTAAAGAAGTAAAACTTGTTTATGAAACTCTAAATGGAGGTATCACAACAAGCAAAAAACCACTTTCTGAAAACTTAGGTAGTGCTTCAAAAGCAACGGGTACAACCAAAAAACCAATTATTGAAGCTAACGATGCTTTCTCACGTATGAGAGAAATAGCATTTTATAGCGCTAAACATTAATCTTAAAAAACAAAAACAAAAATGTCAAACTTAAATTCACTTTTAGAAAGCTCTGCACAAGGTTGGAAAAACATGCAGAACGAAGGTGCTCGTATTTCGAGCAAATGGGGAAGAACAGGTTTGTTGGAAGGTCTAAGCAATGAGATCGACAAAAACAACATGGCCTTAATCCTTGAAAACCAAGCAAAACAATTAGTAACTGAAGCGTCTGCTACTGACCAAGGTGGTGGTACTTTTTCTGTAGGAAATGGTGCACAATGGGCAGGAGTTGCTCTTCCATTGGTACGTAAAGTATTTGGATCTCTTTCAACTAAAGAATTCATGTCTGTTCAACCAATGAAC